CCAAAATAATATAAACTACCAGAGGGGCCGTATTCATCATCGTGTTCACGTAAATACCCATATACACAACACCCAGAAAGTTGTTTGATATGTGTTAATAATGTAGGATTTAGATAATTTTTTATATATTCTGGTAGATTACTTATATCCTCTACAAATAAATTTTGAGGTTGATTGACAGAATCGATTTCATGTGGTAAAATATGTTTACTAAATAACATTGTTGATGCTCCTTCAAAGCATTAAAGTGGTTGGGAATTGGTAGTTCCGTGAACCACACTTATTTATCTACTTAAACAAAAGGAATACAAATGAACAATTCAATATTTGAAGATCAACGTAAGTTTATGCAAGCGAGTGATCAAACAGTTGACAAATACAATGAAGGACAGTATAATCTATACTACAACTTAATTAAAGAAGAAGTGCAAGAATTAAAAGAAGCTTTTGAAGCAGACGATAAAGTTGAAGTTCTTGATGCGCTTCTTGATATTATTGTGGTATCCATTGGTATGGCGTATTCTGCTGGTTTTGATATTGAAGGTGCGTGGAATGAAGTTATTCGTTCTAATATGAGTAAAGTAGACCCAGAAACTGGTAAAGTATTAAAAAGAGAAGATGGAAAAGTATTAAAACCGGCTACCTTTTCAGCACCTAATTTAACCCCATTCTTAGTAAGGTAATAAATATGGCACAATATTCAAGATACTGGTCCTGCTCCAAATTGGCAGATTGGATACGTGGAACTGAAAAAGGTTCTTCTAAATCTGGTCGTGGATGGTCTGAATGGACAAAGGCATCAAAAGAAAATCATCCCTATAGACATTGGTTAGCAGAAGACGGATTAGATTATCTTCAGAATTTTGTTTATTGGCCATCTAATAGAATTAATGACATTATATACTATTTCAATAATAGATGGGTTACTAAATCACACGCATTAACAGCCCATCCACGTGATGTTAAACCAGGTGCCTGGTGTGATGTTGGCCGTAGATTTCTTCCTTGCATGTTTAATGAATTAGTTGATTTTGTTGAAATAGAACAAGCTTGGTCTCAAGTAGTGTGGGATGAAGATGCTAGAAAGAAATTTAAAACACCATGGTGGAGAAAATCGTTCCTTAGACTTCGTACTTGGCGTTCACCCGAAGCTGGAATGGAATATTTAAATTGGGCATCAACCTTAATAGTGGATGAGACCTGGGGTATAGATAAATCTCATCCAGATTATGGAAAACTATCACTCCAAGCAGAAAATGCATTAGAAATTAAAGCATTATATCAATGGTGGACTGAAGTATATCTAAATAGACCAGATCCTTATGATATAAGTGGATGGAGTGAAATATGTAACAGAACTCGTGCAGATGGTGATATATTATCAATGTTTGACCGTGAAAATACAACACCAGATGAAGTTGCTGAACGAAATGTTTCTCATACTGAATTAAAACGGATAGAAGAAGAATATGAAAAGGAAGAAGAAGAAATGATGATACGACTAATACGTATTAGAAATAGTTTATGGACATAGTTAGTAATTTTTGTAATAAATGCTGTAATGAGCGTCACTATTCTAATAAATATGATGCTTATTACTGTGAATTATGTAATAAATGGATGGAAGAGAAATGTGATGATGAAAATTGTGAATTTTGCTCATCGCGTCCAAATAAACCTAGTCAAATGGAACTGAATAATGGCTAAAATAATCAAAGTTGCTGGATCTTCGGCAAAACCTAAAAAATCTAAGAAAACTAAAATCACAAGTGCTACTATTAGAGAAAATAGGGGCAAGGATTTAAGTCCAACTTGGGATAATTGTGAACAATTAGATGCATTACAATTTCTAAAACACTATCATAGTGCAATGCAATATTATAATGTACAATTCAATGGTAAAGATCTTAAACCGGCAGTTATTAAATGGATGGAAGCTAATGAATTAGACAAAACTTTAATAATTTCATATAAGAAGACTAAAGACTGGCGTACAAGTAGTACAATGGGTGCTATTGCCAGTTGTTTATTAAGAGGTATGCCAGAACAACGAGATGATTTTAATAATGGCTCAAATATAAAAGAATGGTTGATAAATTCTATTAATACAACGGTAGAAGCTGGCAAAGCAGACATCGAATCTGATGAAGAAACCGATAAAAAGGCAGCTGCTCCTGTTATTAACATTCAAGAACGTGTTCGTGAAGCAACGGTTAGAATGACGGATGAGATAGAAGATGCTATTGAAGTATGGATAGAAGCACCAGATAAATTTGATCCAAAACAAATTAAGATTCTTAATTTACTTAAAGGAAAAGAAGCAAAACCAGTCCATGCTAGGATAATTAAAGAATTTTATTATTCTGGTTTACAGGAAATTACTGAAGTTATTGAAGGTACTGATGAAGATCTGAAAGAAGGATATAGTCACCGTAATAAAAAACAACTTAATAATTTATTAGCATTCTATAAAGAAATTGACGCAGCTTGTACCATGTTAATGGAGGAAGCAAAAGTAACTAGGAAACCTAGAGTTAAAAAATCAGTACCAAAAGATAAAGTAGTTGAAAAACTTAAGTATTTAAAGACTTTTGAACCATTGAAGATAGTATCAATTAATCCAACTGATGTAATTGGTTCTAATATCCTATGGATATATAATACTAAGACAAGAAAAATCGGTAAATATATAGCAGATGAATTGACAGGACCACTTACGATAAAAGGAACTACTATAGTTGGTTTTGATGAGCATAAAAGCGTTCAAAAAACAGTTAGAAAACCGGAAGAGAAGATAATTGAATTTAAAAATTCTGGAAAAATAGCATTAAGAAAATTCTTAGAAGATATCAATGCTACTGATACCAAAATGAACGGCAGAATTAATGAAGATACGGTATTATTGAAGGTTGAATAATACAGTAGTATAAAAACACCGTATTATATGTAAATACTAATATGATACGGTTTAATAAATTAATAAACGCACATACTAAAGATATGGATGCAATAAACCAACAAAGACGATATTGGTTAGTTGCTAGTTCTATCGTATATGTTGCTGTTATAATTTTAATATTTGGATGGGATTGGATCACTAACGTCCATCAAAAATCACTATGGTGGATATTCATCTCACTATCATTACTAATAAGTATTAATTGGTGGTATTGGACAATGGAAGTCATATCACATTTATTAGTGCATCAACAGAAAGAAGTAGAATTTATTAAAGAATTATTAAATGATATAAAAGAACTTCAAGACATCATTAAAAATAACATTGACAACCAAGATTAAATACTATATGATAGTATTTTTTAACTTTTATAAGACATAATAATGAATAAAATTGGATTTGCCTGTAAAATTTCTGCTGTTAATGATAAAAATGAAATTGTTTCTATCCCAAAATATAATACAAAAACAACAACTATTGCATGGTTGAATAAACAAACTAAAAAAACTGCTGAAACTAAATTGATGTTATTATTACGGCATAATTTAGAAGCAACTTGTAAAGCAGTAGAATATGTTTCTAAACAAAATCCATCATTGAGACTTTTCAGATTAACGTCTGATATTTTACCAGTCTATACTCATACGGACTGGACATATTTTTATCAATCAGAATCTATTCAACAACTATTACAGCAAAAATTTGCGGCAATTGGTGATTTAGCAAGACACCACGATGTGCGATTATCTTTTCATCCTGGACAATTTTGTTGTTTAGCAAGCGATCGACCAGATGTGGTAGAAAATAGTATTGCAGAATTTGAATACCACGCTGATATGGCACGTTGGATGGGATATGGTAAAACCTTCCAAGATATGAAAATTAATGTACACATTGCTGGTAAACGTGGTCCTGCAGGAATGCTTGAAGCATATGAAAAATTAAGTGATGTTGCTAAAAACTGTATAACAATTGAAAATGAGGAAATGACCCATGGACTTGATGCTTGTCTTACTATTGCTGACAGGATTCCTGTCGTTCTCGATATTCACCATCATTTTATCAAAACTGGAGAATACATCAACCCCGATGACCCACGGGTTGAAATGGTTATTCAAAGTTGGCGAGGTGTTCGCCCTACTTTACATTATTCTATTAGTAGGGAAGATGTTTTGGCCAATCATTGCGCCAGCACTAAACCAGATCTTAACTTACTTTTAGAAGCTGGACATTCTAAACAAAAACTTCGCGCACATTCTGATTTCTACTGGAACGATGCTGTTAATAACTGGGCATTGACATTCTCAGATAAATTTGATATACTTTGTGAATCAAAAGCCAAAAATTTAGCGAGTTTTAAATTATATGATTATAGAACAAGAAAATATCTGGACCAATCAGTGGTTTTATAATAATGCTAAATGGCAACTAAAATTTGTCTGGTTGCCAGTACGCTGTGATAAATCTAATAGATTATTATGGTTTACGTATGCTTATCGTGGTGATATTTCAGTAAATACTTTGGTTGACTCTGGTATGAATAAAGTAACGATACCTGAAACCAGGTGGCTTAGAAAACAAGAGTATATATTCGGTAAAATAGCAGGAACGATATAATAAAGGGGCTTAATGCCCCTTTACTTATTTTGCTTTTTTCGGTCTACCACGTTTTTTAGGAACAAATGATACAACTGTTGGTCCTTTTGCTACTAATTCTTTTTTAGTTCTTTTAGGAACTTTTTTTACAACTTCTTTTATTTCTACAACCTCAGATATTTCTGATACTACTTCTTCTTTAATTTCTTTTGGTTTTTTAACACGTTTTACTACTTTCTTTTCAACAACAGCAACTTCTGCTACTACCGCTACTTCTTCTTTAATTCCAAATAATTTTTTAATAAAATTTAACATAATTTCTCCTTGTTATGTATTTATAATTGATCAATTGTCTTCATACAACTTACTGGTAAATCCCAAATATGTTGTTTTTCTAATCCTTTTTCTTGTGCAAATCTTTTTGCATCACAATTTCCACATACATGGTAATAATGATTATTAATTCTGTTTGGATCCATTTTACCACGTTCTCTTTGAAATAACTCACCACAACAGTCACACATTAACGTAATAATAGTCTTTCGTCTATTATAATTGTGTATAACCCCCAATTTACTAGTTCTTTCATGAACTGTCATTATATATTCTGATTTAATAAACATAATACTATTTACATTAAGATTATAAAACCTATTGATAAATACTTAGAAATAACCCAACGAGGTATAAAAGAATATGACAAAACAAATAATAAACATTGGAACACAGGGTAACGATGGTACGGGTGATAGTATAAGGGATTCATTTGATAAAGTTAACAAAAACTTTACTGAATTATATGCTGTTTTTAAAAGTGGAAACATAGCATTTAGTGATTTATCGGATGCACCAGGTACTGCAAATTTTGTAATAACTAGTATAGTTGCAAATGGTGCAACAGTTACATATAATTTTACAAATCCTAATACAACATATGGCAATCCATACCCAATTACAAGTTCTGTTATCATCAGTGATATGGCACCGACTGGGTATAATGGCACATTTGTTGTTGTAAGTGCTACTGCAACATCCGTAACTGTGTCTAATTCAACAACGGCTTCTGTAATAACATATGGATTGATAACTAGTACAATATATGGTATTAATCAAATTATAACTGGAAGCACTGATGGTACTAGATTAACTGCCAGAACAATCCTCTCAAGTGATAACAGTATAACTATTGATAAATCTAGTAATATAGAAATAGATTTTAAAGTAGCTCCACAATCTATAGTTGCAACATTATCAAGTGATGTTGCGCCAAAATTATCTGCACCATTAAATGCAAATACCTATACAATAGGTAATTTACCAGATCCGGACATCACTACACTTAATAATTTTAATACTACCTGGGGTGCAGCTGGTATAAACACACCATCAACTATATCTAATTTAGCAGTAAACGTAAATTATGGTGCTAGACATTATGTAAATGGTGTTGCAAGCAATATTACAGCAGCAACCTCAACTACTCCCGCAATTGCTGGTACATATACCATATCTGCAACATTAATTGGTCAATCAACAATAACAGCAACCGATTTTATTGGAACAATTGGTGTAACTACTGCAACATCCGGCGCATTTACTACTTTGAGTGCTAGTGGAACAGTTAGTGGTACTGGATTTTCTACATACTTAGCTAGTCCACCTATTATAGGAGGTACTACTGCCTCTTCTGGATTCTTTACTTCGTTGACATCAACTAGTTTATCAACTCCGACGATTTCAAGTGCTACTGCTACTGCATTAGGGATTGATTCTGGAACAACTGGTGCAATTAATATAGGAACCAGTGCAAATGCAAAAACAATAACAATTGGTAATATAACAGGTGCATCTGCATTGATATTAAGAAGCGGTTCAGGTGGAATATCATTAACCGGTACAATTACTGCAGGAGCAGTCGGTGCTAGTTCATTAACAACTACTACTATAACATCTGGCGATGCAGCAACTGCTGGTACTATAACTGGTACATGGACTTTAACATCTGGATCTAAATTAAATGCAACTTATGCTGATTTGGCTGAATTTTATGAAGGCGATGCAGAATATGAACCAGGAACTGTATTAGTATTTGGTGGGGATAAAGAAGTTACTAAATCAAGTGTTGTTAATGATTCTAGATTGGCTGGTGTAGTTACAACAAATCCAGCATATGTATTAAACACAAATCAATCTGGATTGAAAACTTGTATAGCATTAGTTGGAAGAACTCCATGTAAAGTAATTGGCAGAGTTAAAAAAGGTGATTTATTAACAACATCTAATTCACCAGGGTGTGCAATAAAAGCATTAGACCCTAAAATAGGTTCAATTTTAGGAAAAGCATTGGAAGATAAAATCACTGGTGAAGTTGGTGTTATTGAAATTGCTGTAGGGAGATCATAATGACAAAACAAGTAATTAATATAGGTGTAACAGCAAATGACAGAAGTGGTGACCCGATACGCACAGCTTTTAATAAAGTAAATCAAAATTTTACCGAACTTTATACATTAACTGGCGGTACTGCTGCTGATTTACAAGAATTAGTACAAGATTACGCTGCCCCTTTATTTACACATAATTATCATACTGGTATAACCTTTACATATGATGATATTAATAATAGATTAGTAGCAGTAGTTTCTGATAACGACAGTTCATACGTAACTAGTACTAATTTAACAACAATTTTAGATTCTTATGCTACGGAAAGTTTTGTAACAACCCAAGGATATATTACATCTAACGGATTACCAAGTCAAACTGGAAATAATGGAAAATATTTATCAACTGATGGAAATGGTACATTAACCTGGAAAAATGTAAACAGTTTAAATAACGGGTCTTATGTATTAAATATTGATTCATATGGTAATGTTACACTACCAGGGACAACTGTGTTTCCAGGTAATAATTACGGACAGTTTCAAACACCGCCCGCACAAAATACATATGTAACAGAGATAACACCAATTGTTATATTTTCAGGAACAAATAATTTAGTTGAAACCATGAAAGCAACTATTCAAGTTCAAGCAGATGGGGTTGATGTAGGAAATGTTTTTACATATCATTCGCAAATTTGTGAAATATTAGTTGTTCGTAAAAGAATATATGATGCAAACATTGATTCTACGTCTTATGCAGTTGAGGCAATGGTATATGGTGTGATTCATACTTCAACAAATCAATTAGCAACATTTGATGCACACTGGAATCCAACAACAAACAAGATTGAAATTACTATGACTCGCGATCCATCTTATATTGGAGTTAATGCAAGAGTAATTGCAATAGAATCAGTTAATTTAGCACCTTAAGGAAATAAAAATGGCAATTAAACCGTTCGCAATACAAGGCGCCGACCTAATACTAGGTGGCGTAAATTTACAAGCAGGTACAACTGGTGTTGTTATTCCTGGCATTACTCAAGCAACTAGCTATAAAGTAGAAGAAGTTAATACTGTCTGTGTCAAACATAAAATTACCGTTGTAAGGTTGACTTGCTATTTGACTTTCACTATAAAAGAAACTGAATCCTAATTGTTCAAGTTCCGTTAACACTTGTTTTACTATGATAGATTCTGCCTTATCTCTATGTTCTATATTTTGGTTGTGAATATGATGTATATGTAGGTTATATTGTTTGTATTCAGATTCTGTTAATAATTTGTAAATCATACCAAGACTATCTAGTCCGCCTGAGTACATGGCTAAGATTGTTTGTTGTTCCATATATAAAATGTATAAACCTCATTAATAGGATGTTCAAATGGGAAAGGTGTTAGTTCTTCTGCTTTGGGAAAATACACAGCATATTTTGTTGACCAATTTGGGTTAAGAAAAGACCGAGATATAAACCGATCACAGTTAGGTAATATTACACTTAGGAGGTTTTCTGTAAATTCTTTTCCAAATGATAACCCACCATCTATAATAATAGTATCCCAATGATTGTTTAATTCAAACCAATCTTTATTCTGTATTTTAGGATCTGTATACTTTGGTTATAAATCCCATGCTTCTGTTGCAAGTGGTAATAATAAATGTGTACTGCCAAGTAATAAAACGCTACCTATGCAATATTGTTCAAATACGCGATAATCAGTTTCATCAGGAGCTGCTGGCCATTTTAATGATGTCCAAAATTCTTTATCGGTATGTATGCTCATAACGATATTTAGGCTAAATATAGGAACAACATAAAAAAAGAGAGTAATACAAATTATGACAACAATATTATGGACAGAAAATACTGGATATTCTTTAGGAACATTACCAGAAAGAGCTGCTGTCACAATACAATTACCAGTACCATCTACACCAATTGGTGTTTTATATTCTGTTATATCAGGTGAACTGCCTCCTGGATTGGAGTTAATTGGACATACAATAACTGGAAATCCATTCATAGTTGCAACGGCTACTACATTTTCATTTTGTATTAGAGCTACGTATAATAATGAAATATCCGATAGAACATTTTTTATTACTATTACTGGCGCAAATCCACCAGAATTTGTAATTCAAGATGCTAATTTAGATATAGGACCAGTTCATCAGTTTTTTGCAATTGATAAGACATATATTGAATACAAATTAGAAGCTACTGAATTAATACCATCCTTACGCCCAAATTTAACATTTATAATTATTGATGGAATACTACCACCTGGATTAACATTAAGTAAAAATGGTGTAATATCAGGAATTGTTGATGAATTGACCGCAATTCCACCAGATAATGCACAAGGAATTTATACTTTTACAGTATCAGTTACGGATGGGTTCTTATATACAAATAAACAATATACTATTTATATAGTTGGTCCATCATACTTATCAGCTGATAATATATCAATATTGGATGGTAATCATTTATTTACAGCAGATGTAACATCATCACGCCCAATACAGTGGGTAACTTCAGGCAACTTAGGAACATATAAATCAAATAATTATATAACAATCCCTATTGAATTAATTGATAATACCAATGTACTATTTAGTATTGATAATAATGATTTATTACTTCTTTCAGAAATTGGACTTAATTTTGATCGGGTAAACGCTACATTATATGGAAATGTACCCTATCAAGAATTTCGTATATACAATTTTACAATAACAGCGACTAGATATAATTACTATACTGGTGAATCATTATCATCTTCTAAAATATTTACACTAGAAATTGCTGGTATAAATAATTATATAACTTGGGATAGTGTTTCAGAATCTGGTGCAGTATTAGTAGCTAAATTAGGATATGAAAATTCTCATGGATTACCACAACAAGATCAAGTTGCTTCTATAATAATAATGGATGGTGGTTCTGGATATAACATAACACCAAATATAACACTGATTCCAACTGATGGCGGAACTGATGCATTAGCTTATTGTACTATCAAAAATGGAAGTATATATAGTGTTGATGTCATATACCCAGGTTCAGGATATATTACCCCACCAAACATAAACTTATCACATTCTTTGGGTACTATTGATGTTATACAACCATCAACATTATTTGTTTCTGCAACTAGTTCTGTAAAAAATTCAATATTAGAATATTCAATAGTTGGTGGTGTATTGCCACCTGGTTTGGCAATGACTGCCGATGGAGAAATAACAGGTAAAGTTGATAAAAATAAACTAACTAGATTTCAAGGAACTCCATTTGATAATAATGTAACAATTTTTGATAATACAACAACAACGTTTGATGATGTCTTTACATTTACAGTGAAAGCATATAATCAATATGGGGTTAGTTTTCAATCATTCTCTATAACGATTGATTCTAGAAATATAACAGATTACAGTAATATTATAGTTAAACCAATGCTAATTAGTAAACAACGAGCGGAGTGGAACGATTTTATAAATAATACAACAATATTTCCATTAAGCAGTTTATATAGACTTAATGATAATAATTTTGGATTAAATATAGATTTAGAAATGCTAATATTTGCTGGTATAGAAACCTCTACTATTGAATCTTACGTAAATGCGGCATTATTAAATAATAAGAAAAAAAGATTTTTATTTAATAATATTAAAACATCAATCGCAATAGATCCAGTGTCAAATCTAGAAATATATGAAGTAGTATATATAGAAATGATTGATCAAGAAGAATTAAATAACAAATATTTACCAAAAAGTTTTAATTACAACGGCGTTACCTATAATTCTAATAATGTTGAAAGTTGGCAATTAAATATATCCGAAGCAATAAATTCACATGGACAACAATTAACTAATAACCAAGAACTATTGACATTATGGATGAGAACATTAACTAAAATGCAAATCCCTGGTTTTGTATTGGGAATACCATTATGTTATTGTAAGGTAGGCACTGCGGCAAGCATTGTGCTAAATATAAATAATTATATTAATAACAAATCCAACAATTTTAATTTTAATAATATAGATTACACCGTAGATAGATATATTATTGATTCCGTATACAATCAAACAGGACCTCAATATATAATTTTTAATAATAATAGGACAACAGTATGAGTAGTAACATAAATTATACATCAATAGATGAAACATATCCAATAGCGGGGACTAATAATAATACACAAGGATTTCGTGATAACTTTACTGCGATAAAAAACGGATTGGCAGAAGCATCTGCTGAAATATCTACATTACAAATAGAAATTACTAATATAAGTGGTGGTGTAGGTTCAGCTGGGGCATCTGCTACAACTATTGCATCAAGTAGCACAATTGCTCCAACTAACTCTATTACATTTATATCTGGAACAAATGCAATTGATACTATTACGGTTCCTAGTCCAATTTCATTAGGTGGTGGATATATTACCTTAATACCAACTGCTGCATTTACTACAACAACAGCTGGTAACATTGCACTAGCATCAACTGCCGTTGCATATAAAGCATTAACAATGTTTTATGATGCTGGAACTACCAAATGGTATCCATCTTATTAAGGAAAATTATGCATCCATTAGTTAATAATTTAGATACATTTAAAACAGTTGAAATAGAAGCAAAAATTGCAGAATTATCTAAAAAATATTTCTTGACAAATAATCCAGACTTGCAATTTCAAATTGGTAGTGTATTAGAATCATATAAAGCAGAATTGCAACAACGAAGAAGTGATGATTGGAAAAAAGCACAAGAAAATCGTGATAAAGGACTTGACAAACTCATCAAAATAGATTAAAATATAGGAATGAAATTAGATAAATTTGGAAACCCTATATTCAATGAAACAGATGTATTTAACTTGTTATATCAAGAAAATACATCTGTCCTACCACAAATAACTGTTGATTATAACAGTGAATTAGCACAATTAGCAAATATTGCTGAAATACAATTTAAAAATATAGAAAATGATTCTCCTATTGCAGAATGGGATAAACTTAGGCAAAAAACATGGTTCATACCAGATGAATACATATCATTTGATATACAAGCATACTGTATTGCCAAATGTATCACAATAGATGAACAAACCCGTGTATTTGAAGAATATAATGAATTTGAAAGATTACATATGATTGATTTATTAAGATGGTGCAAATATTTTGTTGATACATGTACTAATAATGATATATTATGGGGTGTTGGACGAGGTAGTTCTGTTGCATCATATATATTATACTTAATTGGTGTTCATAGAATTAACAGTATTAAATATAATTTAGATTGGAAAGAATTTCTAAGATAACTACATAAAAGGAGATTAAACATGACAATATACAGAACCTCACAAGGTAAACAAATCGATTTAAACAAGTTGATTAACCAAAATGAATTAACATTAGCAGTTGGGAATAAAAAAGTTAATGCACGCGGCGATTTAATTGGGCCTGGTGGAACAATAATTAAGAAAAATGAAGATACTACAAATGGTGTGGTTATACCAGATCAAATAAGAGCTAAACCACCGGTAGAAATGGAAGAACAGCCAATTGTGGAAGAACAAACAATACCAACTAAAGCTAAATCAAAAAATATAAAAGGAATGGACCCAGAAGGTAACGAATGAATGTAATAAAATGTAATACAGTAACACCGTTGCATGATGGTGTTATTGTAAGTAATATGAACTTTGACATTCAACAAACTGATAGTGGTATTATAGTTACTAGCGATGATGGTAAAAGTGAAGGTATAAAACCCAGATGGGCTAAGGTATATTCGGTTGGTAAAGCCCAAACAACTATAAAAGCTGGTGATTGGATACTAATAGAACATGGTAGATGGACTAGAAGCTTAAAAGTTCAAGATTCATCTGGATCAATAGTTGAACTTAGGAGAGTAGAAGTAAAATCTATCATTATGATTAATGACGTCTGCCCAAAAGATGTTTATCTAGGTAAATCCAATAAATCAACAACACAAACTTTTGATTTTTCCAACCCAATGTTTTAATATGAAAAATATAACATTTTTTATGGAACCAGATTGGGCATTTGGCTCAATACACTACGAATTGTCCAAATATTTATGGACAGAAGGGTATAATTGTTCATTATTGCCTTGGAATAGGTCTTATACATATGAAGAATTTCAGGAATTGAATAATCATAACGATTTATGGGTTACTAATCAACATGGGTATAGATTTTTAAAAGGCTGTTATAACATTGACCCGCAAAAGTGTGTAGTAATAGCACATGCCAAACTTGACATTGATGAATTAATACAGTATAATGGTATTGATGAATACTCACAGTTTCGCAGATATGGGGTAGTTAGTAATTTCTTAAAAGATTACAGCGCGGATGTTGGTATTTCTAGGATTCCAGAAATTTGTCCTTTGGGTATAAATTACCACACATTTAAAAATAAACCAAATAGTTCACTACGAACTATTGGATATGCTGGTGCGTATCAAGAACGTGATGCATTGCAAGAACATCCATCAGATAGTTGGGTAGTACAGCTGAAAAATTTAAAACGTGGATATTTAGTAAAAGAATGTGCCGAAAAAGCTGGGTTAGAATTTAAAATAGCACAACACTATCATAATAGCTTTGTCACAATGAGTGGATTTTATAATTCAGTAGATTGTATTATAACCCCAAGTATGAATGAAGGTGCAGGATTGCCAGTATTAGAAGCAGGTGCAGCTGGCAAATTAGTAATAGGAACTCCAGTTGGCCATTGGCATGAACTGATTGGTAATAAAGGTGGCATTGAAGTTCCATTCCAAGAAGATGAATTTATTGAAAAAACAGTAGAAATATTAACATATTATAAGAATAATCCTACTGAATATTATAATAGATGTTTACAAATACAAGAACACGCAAAAACTTATGATTGGTCCAATGTTATACAATATTGGGTCAATCTTTTACAATAATCAAAACTAAGGCAATGGAATGGCAGCAAAAGAATTATGGGTTGATAAGTATAGACCAAAAACATTAGATGGATATGTTTTCAGGGATTCTTTTCAAAAACAACAAATTGAAAAATGGATCACAGAAGGCTCAATACCACATTTATTATTAAGTGGTGGGGCTGGGGTTGGTAAAACAACTCTTGCTTACATTTTATTTGAAAAATTAAATATACACCCACTTGATATAAAAGAATTAAATGCTTCGCGCAATAATTCTGTTGATGACATAAGAGATACAGTAGTAAACTTTACACAAATGATACCATTTGGTGAATTTAAGGTTGTATTACTTGATGAATGTCTTGATGAAAATACACCAGTTTCTATTTTACGTAATAACAATCAATTACTTATTCCTATTAAAAATTTAAACGATGAAACTGATTTAGTAAAATCTTACAATGTAGAAAATAATAGAATAGAATGGAAACAATTTAAACTGTTTAATAAAGGAATTCAAGAAACTCTTGAAATAGAATTTGAAAACAATGAAGTTGTTATATGTACACCGGACCATAAATGGTATGTCGAAGATGAAAATGGTTTGAGTATTGTGATAAAAGCATCAGAATTAGAAAAATATGGACATATTTTAACTCCAATTATTTGTTATTAATACCATTTCATAATATAAATACTTATATATTCATACACAAGGAGAAATTATGGGTGGTAATACATATAATAGAAAAAATATTAGTGATACTGATTTAATACCCCTAGTCGAGACGGCAATAAATAATCCATTAAAATCAATATTTTCTGATAGAGAATTTGAAACTACAAAACAATGGAGGGCAAATGTAGCTCGATATTTAGATGCTGACAGTAGCAACCGATTTTATTTTTTACTAGAAACTACAATTAACAAATCATATTGTGCATATTGTAATACTGAATTGACTATACATGAATATAATTTCATACGTGGATTTTCTAAATTTTGTTTAGATTGTAAATCAAATGGGATATATCATACTAGTGCATATTTAGGTAAAGACAAATTGCAAGAACGTGGTAAATTAATAACTGAAAAAAAATTAATATTTTATAAAACTGATAAAGGGCGGGAAACTGCAAAGGTAATTGGTGCTAAAAATTCAATAGCAATGACAGCATACCATAAAACAGAACAGGGTATTATTAGTAAAGAATTGACTAAAATTAAACAAAGTAATATAATGAAGGAAAAAATATTATCTGGTAAGTTTACTCCAAATTCAAATAATAGAAATACACATTGGAATTCTTTTTTTAATAATAAACCGTACCGTTCATCATGGGAAGCACTTTATCAATATTTTAATCCAGCTGACGAGCATGAATCTCTTAGGATTACATATAGATATAATAATACTGAATATGTATATATTGTTGATTTTATAAACTATGATACTAAAATAGCAACAGAAGTTAAACCAAAAGAATTATGTAATACTGAAAAATTTATTGCAAAATTTAATGCATTATCAAACTGGGGGCTAATTAATGGTTTTACTATTAGAATAGCCGATTTAGATTTTTTAAAATCGCAAGGAATACCAGATAATTTAGAATTATTTGATCAATCTACTCAACGAAAGATACGTAAATTATATAATATATGAAAAAACTTAAAATTAAATCAATTAAACAATGCGAAAACAAGCAAGTATATGATTTATCAGTAAATGATAATCATAATTTTTTTATAACTGATGCTGAAATATTAACACACAATTGTGATTACTTGTCATTAAATGCGCAAGCATTATTACGTGGAGTTATGGAGGATAATCCAATTGTTAGGTTTATCCTTACTTGTAATTATCCAAATAGAATTATTCCAGCTATTCATAGTAGATGTCAAGGATTTCATGTAGAAAAAGTTGACCAAAATGAGTTTACTGCCAGAGTAGCAACTATTCTTTTATCAGAAGATATTAATTTTGAATTAGATGTACTTGATACATTAGTAAAAGCAACATATCCTGATTTACGAAAATGTATTAACTTAGTTGAATTGAATAGTTTGAATGGTGAGTTACATACGTTAAACACTGGTGACACCAATGTTGCTGATTATAAAATTGAAATGGTACAACTATTTAAATCTGGTAAAATATCTGAAGCACGCAAATTGATATGCAGCCAAGCAAGGCCAGATGAAATGGAAGATATATATCGGTGGTTATACGATAATGTTGAATTATTTGGCAACGAAAGACAACAAGATGATGCTATATTGGTTATTAAACAAGGTCTTGTAGATCACACAATTTGCGCCGATAGCGAAATTAACCTTTCCGCTGTTCTTGTAAAACTTAGCCGCCTTTAAAAGTAATCTGCTATTATTGTATGTTTGACTAAATAACATAAGGAGATAAACTTATGTTATGTCAATATGGATGTGGGAATACTGGATTATTTCAGTTCAAAAATAAAAAATGGTGTTGTTCTAATAGGTTTGATAGATGCCCTGCTATTATTCAAAAACGAGTAGAGACAAGACGAACCAATGGGTGGAAACATTCCGAAGAATCAAAAGCAAAAATTGGATCAAAATCTCGTGGTAGAATCCTAACCGAAGAATGGAAACAAAAGATTGGTTCCTCACAAAAAGGAAAATCTAAAGGCCCTAAGTCTGAAAAAAGTAAAAGAAAACAATCTGAGGCAATGAAGGGGAAACCTGCTTGGAATACAGGACTTACTTCTAAAGATCCTAGAGTAGCATCATACGCTATTAAACAAACAGGGCAAAAGAGAGAAGGTAATTACATATCACCTACTAAATGGCAAGGAGAAGGAAATCCTTGGTTTGGAAAAAACCGAAGCAAAGAAAATAGTCCTAGATATAATGGTGAAGAGTATAACAGAGCACTTCAAGATTATAGAAATAAAGTAAGTTGGTTAACAGAACAAACTTACATAAAGTATATCAATATTATTAATCCAGACAATAAACCTAGAACGTTAGCAGGAGTAGAAAATGGATTTCATTTAGATCATATATATCCTGTATCTAAAGGATTTGATAATAGTGTTCCTCCAGAACTAATGGCAAGTATTGATAATTTAAGACTAATGGATTGGAAAGAAAATGTTATTAAGAGTAATATTATCACAGAAGAACTAATTCCAGAATTAATAAAAGAGTATCTAATTACCCTATGATTAATGCTCATAAAATTAGCGTTATGTAAAACAGGTAAAATACTTTTCTATTGTCATACCTTAGAAAAGAAAATATATATTGATTGGGATACTATTAACCTATATGGTATCCCAATCAACTGCAATTCTTAAATAAAAAGCATATCAATCTTCACCATACATTGATAAAATCTCTTTAATTACCGGATGCCGTTCAATATCACCTGTGGTAAACTCCATAAGATCAATTAACTTAGGATTTTTATCTTTTAACCTACAAATAAAATCATCCAGACCATTTCCGCCTAACCGATCTGCTTGATTTAGGTCTCCGGTAACTACCATCTTTGAATTATCACCAAGTCTAGTTAATAACATTTTCATTTGATTTACCGTTGTTCCTTGAATTTCATCGGCAATTATATAAGAATTTTTAAATGTTCTACCACGCATATATGCTAGTGGGCTTATTTCAATAACTCCTTCTTCTAAATATCTTGATATTTCTTTTTTATGATAATATTCTGAGAAGACGTCGAATATAGGTCTAGTCCAAGGTGCCATTTTTTCTTCTAATGTACCTGGTAGAAATCCTAAATCTTCATCAGCACTGACGGCGGGTCTTGTCACAACGATTTTTTCAATCTTACCTTCCTGGAATAATTTAATTCCATTCTGAACTGCCAACATAGTTTTCCCTGTCCCAGCTGGACCAATTGCAAATACTATACTTTTAGACTCATCTTCTAATTTTCTTAAGTAATCTCTTTGGCTTTTATTTCTAGGGGACAGCGTAACAGCTCTACGCTTTTGTGGCATATATGGTTGAAAATCTATTATGTTAACTTCTGATGTAAAACGTTTTTTCATTTGTTTTCTACTCATTCAGTATTCTCCTACTTTAATTGAGAAAATAGGACTTGTAGTAACCGCCATGATAACTACATTGGTCCTACAATAGTATTTACCTTTTTCAATAAAAAGTAAACTTATAATATTAAATTAATAGATAAATACAATTATAGTTACAACTTATAACACGGAAAAAATAATGAGTACAGATGTATTAGACGTTATAAAAAATATACAAAGTTTATATGAAAACAATTCTAGCTTGGGAATCTTAAAAGATTTTGAACGAGTATTAGATGAATTAGATTTATATGTATACGATAATTGGATAGATGGTGAATTGGCTTATGGGCCAAAAGTAGATCGTCATTGGATTACTGTTGGATTCATGTGGGCATTGAAAAAAATGCCAGATCCCGACGGTGGAAAACGATTGATTGATGTTGGCTGCAAAGTACGATACCAAAAATCCCACTTAGTAGTTCCTAGAGAAATAAAACAACCATCTGATTTACGACCAGGAACTAAAAAAGGAAAATTAGACCACCATCCAATATGGGTAGTTGAAATACAAATGCCAAAAGAAGTGGCGTTTGATATTTATCGTGGATACATGGATAAAATGAAGTCGGAAAATCAAGAATCAGCTCCAACACAAGGTACGCCGTTACCAGGTGCCGCACCAGTTCCAACTCCACCAATGGCTCAACCAGCTGGTGTTCCACCTACAGTCGGTGGCGCTCCTGCAGGTATGCCACCAGCACAGGCAGTTTAATAATGAAATATATTACAGAAAGTTTACGAGCAAAAGATCTTCAAAATTTAGTAAAACCAATTTTTCAAGTTGATGCATATAAAAGTAAAATCGGCAATGATGAAAACATAGTTGTATTAAGTTTTACCGTAGATCGGGAAGAACCGGCAAAAGATTTAGAGAATTTTATTGAAATGGGATATGACTTTGTTCTTGATGCTGATGTCAGTCCTGGTGAAACTGACGATGGAGTGTTTACAGTATTTGTTGAATTGGAACGAGGAAGACATGTACCAGAACAAATATTAGAAATATTAAACGGTGTTGAAAAACTTACCGGTGATTCTGAAATGCGTTTTAGATATTTTAAAAGTTTTAAAAGCCATGATGTAACACTTGAAAATTTAGCAGATATCATACCATTAGATATAGAAACATACAATCAAGCAACTGAACTTTATAAAACCGATAATTATCAAGGGTTCTTCGCAAATAGCATAGTCGATGACGTTTCAGTCGCTAATGAATCTATAAAATTTAAAAAACAATGGGCTGACCCATTGGAATTCAATATTGTTAATAGTGGTCCAAAATCAGAAATTTACAATTCTATTAATGGCCCAATAATGATGGAAAATAAAGACATATCAGAAGTTATGTTTTATACAAAATATATAGGTAATTATAACATTACTAAAATAGGAAATACATTTATATTTGAAAACAGCGGGTGGGCTGTTGCATTGGAGAAAAAATAATGTCGTTTGAATTTGAATTTACAAAAGAAAAATTAGCTAAAATTATACCAGGTAATCCATATATTGATTATTGGCATAGTGCATTGGAAATGATACTTCCAGATTATGATATCAATACAATTCCTAGAGTATCAGCTTTCTTAGCACAAACTGCACATGAAAGTGGTGGGTATAAATTTTTAAAAGAAAACTTAAACTATCGTGCTGTTACGTTAAGAAAAGTTTTTCCAAAATATTTTCCAACAGATGATCTAGCAAACAAATATGCACAAAAACCAGAAATGATTGCTAATCGTGTATACGGTGGCAGAATGGGAAATGGAGCTGAATCAACTGGTGATGGTTTTAAGTATTGTGGCCGTGGATTAATACAGTTAACTGGTAAATCAAACTACACAAAATTTGCAGAATCAATTGAAACACCATTAGAAGAAATTCCAGAATATCTTGCTACATTTGAAGGTGCTATTCAATCAGCATGTTGGTTTTGGGAAGAAAATAACTTGAACCAATGGGCAGATAAAGGTGATATATTAACATTAACAAAACGAATTAATGGTGGTACTATAGGTCTTAATGATCGTATCAAACACTATGAACATGCAAAACATGTATTAGGAGCATAAATATGTTTATTTTAGAATTTCTACCAGACAATATAATAATTGCAATTGTAGGTGGGTGTATTGCAATAGGTATTGTTGGTTTAATTATAGATTATATAATATATAGAATACCTTTTCTACTTCCATTTCGATTTATCATTAAATTTATATCTACTATAATATTATTAGTAGGTGTATATTTTGCGGGAGCATATGTAACAGAATTAGTATGGAAAGAGAGAGTTGCTGAAGTTCAAATGAGAGTGGCTATTGCTGAAGCAAAATCACATGAAGTTAATACAATAATTCAAGAAAAGGTTGTACAAAAAATAAAAGTTGTTGAAAAAAAGGTAATAGTTAATCATAATATTATTGAAAAACATAAAGAAATTATTAATGCAGAATGTAAAATACCAGATATCGCATTTAAAATTTACAATATATCTGCATTAGGTGGTGCTTATGAATAAACTTATAATTATAGGGTTATTACTTTCTGGTTGTAGTCATGTAGTTCCAGTAACTGTGAACTTTCCAGAAGTACCAGATGTTATGATGACCCCACCTGAAAAATTAAAATCATTGTCTAGTGATAATAAAAATTTAAGTGATCTTTTAGATAATGCAAACACTAACTACGGAACTTATTACAAAGTTAGTGAACAACTACTTGCATGGCAAGAATGGTATAAAAGCCAAAAAGAAATATATAAAAATATTAAGGAGTAGATATGAATAAGAAAAAAGAAACTTGGATAAACACTGGGTGGAGACCAGCACTAGCTTGGAGTTATGTATTAATTTGTCTATTTGATTTTATCATTGGACCAACTATATATAATGTGTTACAATTTTATAATCCTGGGCAAGATGTAGGAATGTGGCAAGCAATTACGTTACAAGGTGGTGGGTTATATCATCTTTCAATGGGTGCTATTATTGGTATATCAACACACGGTAGAACACAAGAAAAAATGAAAGGCGCGGATGAGCCATCTATGCCAGCTACACCAAGTTTTGGTGGTGGGATGATGAGTTCATATTCACCAACGCCAACTCCAAGTGTTGTGCCAACACCGTCATTTGCACCAACATCAAGTTATGCGCAAGCGCCTACATCAGCAGCAACAGCACCAGCCCCTGCGTTTGGTAAATTTGGAGCAGCACCGGTACAACCAGAACAACCACTATTATAAGGAAAACATATGAATTTAGTACTAGCATTATTGATATCATTGTCTTTATCAGCACCTGCATTATCTGTAGCGGCTGATAAAACACCAGCTGTAAAAGTTGAGAAAAAAGTAAAGAAAAAACATAAAAAATATGAAGGAACTAAAATTCCTGAAAAAGTAAATAAAAAATAAGTTTTAATACTTGACAATATGTGGTTAAATATAGTATAATGGCAACATAACTATTTTAACCACAACTTGATTTTATTATGATTTATATTTACAATTATCTCCATGCCACCTAATATAATTTCCATCACGTGTATATATCCCACAATGTGGACATAAAATATTTGGTCTGGATTTTAATGTGATTGCAATTTTTTGTCTAGTTACATCGTTTACAGTATGCCCTAACAGAGATATTGACCGTTTATAATCACAATCTATAGATCTGTTTAATTGTGAAATCCGCATCTTATGTTTTGACTCTTCCGAATGCTTCTTACCGGTATTTGCTATACTAATTTTTATTTTAGTGTCATCAGACATTGTTTTTCCAGATTGTGCAATTGAATTTCGTATATTTTGCTCTACTGTCCGTTTTATTCCAGTTTGTGCAACTCTCATTTTATGAATTGTTTCTTCTGATCTAGTTTTTCCAGTTGTTTTATTAATTCGTTTGATAATCGTTTCTTTGCTTTGTTTATATCCAGATATACCATCACCACCATCGGTTCTATTAAGCAAAATACCAGTATTGATGTCCTTTCGTCCATACCATCTAATTAATCTACGCTCAATCGCTAGTGCACCAACTTCTGACAAGTTCTTTTCAACTATTACTATGAATGATGCATCTTGGGGAACTGGAATTGATTTATGTTTATTCCAAGCTCGATTAAAACACCCTTTTCCAATATAATACGGTGTTCCTGCTTTTGCTGTTGTTGAATTTGTTTTTCGAATATATGCATACACATAAAAACGAAATAAATCTGTTGTATTTTGATAAATATTCATGCTGGCACTCCTTACAGTGTTAGAGCAATCAGATATTTCTAGTATCGTGGATTGCACTATTATTTATTATTTTTATGTAAAAATACTTGACAAATAAATTTTATATTGATATAATAATCATAATTAAAACGTTAACTGGAATATTATGAATTATTATAACATATTAGAAGTATCAGAAGATGCATCAATCGAAGATATAAAACAATCTTATAGAAAAAAAGCAGCAATTTTTCACCCTGATAAAGCATCTGGTGATGCTGAAAAATTTAAAGAAATTCAAAAAGCATATGAAATTCTTAAAGACCCTCAAAAACGAGCAGAATATGATAACCAACAAACATTTGGGTATTCTAATTCTTATACAACACAACATGATTTTACCGATTTTTTCAGTGCAGCTTTTGGAGGATCACATCCATTTGGCGATATATTTGGTCGTGGCAGACAAATGCATAAGAATCGTGACTTAAATTTGACTTGCCAAATTTCATTTGCTGATTCATTTACTGGTAAGCAGTTAGAAGCAAGCTATACTTTACCAAGTGGCAAACCACAAACTGTGGTAATTGATGTCCCACCAGGTATTGAAAATGGAAATGTTATAAGGTATAATGGACTTGGTGATGATTCAATACCAAGTATACCTAGAGGTGACTTACACGTAACGATTGTTATTATTCCTGATAAAAAATTTGACAGACGTGGGAATGATGTGTATACTACTGTTGAAATTAGCCCAATTGAAGCAATGATTGGTTGCACTAAAACTGTTACTTCTGTATCTGGTGAAGAAATGATTATAGACATTCGACCAGGTGTTGAAACCGGAACTGAATATGCAAGGGCCAGCTGTGGATTTACAAATATACATAATGGGCAGAAAGGTAGATTTGTATCATCTATTAAAATTAAGACACCAATTATAAAAAATGTTGACTTAATTAATAAATTGATACAACTTAATAACGAAATTAACAATCTTTAATAACAAAGGAAATAAAATGGTAGAACCAAGCAAAGAATTAGAAGAAGTATTTAGCAACGCGGCTGATGCTGCTAAAAAACTAAATCATGAATATGTAACAATTGAACACGTATTGTTTTCAATGTTATCAAACCAAAATTTTGTTGATTGTATTAATGGGTTTGGCGCAGATGCATCTAAATTACGTAAAACTATTTCTGACCATTTGACAACTAAATGTCAAGATATTACATCAACTGATACTGTTATTCATCCTAAAAAAACAGCATCATTTGAAAGAATGATGAATAAAGCATTCACACAAGTTATTTTTAACAATAGACAAATTGTTGAAATTTCCGATGCATTTCTAATGTTGTTAAATGAAAAACGTAGTTGGGCATATTTCTATATCACACAAGCAAATATAGAAAAAGAAAAGTTTGCTGATTATTTATCTACAACAATTGAAACAAATGATGCTCCTGCTGATTCACAAGATCCACGCTCAGTAAAAGCACTACAATCATACACTACTGATTTAAATGTTCAGGTTAAGAAGAATAAAGTTGATCCTGTTATTGGACGAGTTGATGAATTAGAAAATATTTCATTGGCACTGGGTCGTCGTAGCAAAAATAATGTTATATTAGTTGGTGATCCAGGTGTAGGTAAAACTGCAATCGCAGAAGGTTTGGCATATAACATTGTAAATGGTGCTGTTCCAGATTTCTTAAAAGATTATACTGTATTTAATCTTGATATTTCCGCTATGTTAGCTGGATCAAAATATCGTGGTGATTTTGAAGAACGTTTTAAACAAGTATTAAAAGCATTAGAAAAGAAAGGCAAAACTGTTCTATTTATTGACGAAGCACACATGATCAGTGGTGCTGGTGCTGCCAATAATTCAGCAAATGATTTATCTAATATGATGAAACCAGCGTTAAG